CAATTCTTGAAAGATACGATACAGTCTTCAGTTGCACAGACACCAACAGAGAGAGGTGAGCAAACAAAGTCACGTACAACACTAGGTGAAGTACAATTAAACTTAGAGCAATCTAAAGGAAGAAACTCTGTATCATCAAAACATTATAGAAGATGTTGGCAAGAGATTGGTGAAATATTTTATGAGCTACATAGTAATAACAAATTTAATTCTATTAAGGTTTATAAAGACGCGGCAGACGGGACTACAGAATCAAAAGATATATATTCATCAGACTTTGTATTTCCTGAAGGTTATAAGTGTAAAGTGGTTGTAAAATCAGACAGCGACGCGCAAGACCAGTTTTCATTACAAAAGATACAATATGTAAGACAATCATTTATAAACAATCCAATCGCACTTAAAATTGCAGACAGAAAAGAGCTAGAGTTACTAGGTTGGACTTCAGACGAGATAGACCAAGTGATGTCAGCACAAGAGCCACAGCCACAGATGATGCCAGATGAGGGAATGCAACCTCCACAAAATAATCAACAACTAATGCAAGCAACACAATAATATGCTCCAAAACTTACTTAGAAAATTTAATGTAACAGAGTTCTCCCAGCTGACCGAAGAGGAAAAAGAAACCTACAGGTCATGGGAAGAAATCTTATCAGGAAGGAAACTAACTGATGATGATGTAGCAGAGTTTTTAAACAGAGAGAAAGACGAGGTTGAATGTAAATTAATAAATCCTAATTTATCCCAACGCGAAGATGTCTTTTTAAAGATGAAGTTGGAATTTATTAAAAAAATAAAAGTCTTCTTATCAACTCCAGCAATGGAAAAGAAAGCATTAGAAGAATCAATTAAAAAAATGATATAATATGAAATTACTACTACAAATAGAAAAAATAAAAGACTCATCAAAGAAAGTTAAACTAGCCATGTTTATAACATACGTAGATAAAGACGGCAGTAGAACTAAATCTGCAGTTGAGATTACAAAAGATTCAGAGCTAGGACAACATATAGAAGCTATTAATGATGAAATGAAAAGATTAAAAAAAGAAAAAAAGAAATAATATGAAAACATCTACATACTTAAACAAAATGAAATCAATAAGAGATAAAGCATCAGCTCCAGTTGCTAATATAATAGCAGCCCCAGCAATGATTAAATCTAAGATGTCACAATCTAAAAGCACAGCTAATTTTAATGTTCTAAAACAAGCAAATGCAATACCTAAAAATGCTCCTGATTATAATTCTAATGGCGATGTAACTGATACTTTTAAAGTAAAAAGTGTAGCAGAAGGAGTAAAGATGAAAATGAAAAAGAAATAATTATTGCATATTTAATAAATATGGTATAATAAAGATACAAATTAAAAATTAATTTCCAAACCACAGGCACATAGTGTCGAGTGACGGATAAAAAAAACAAACATGAACGAAGAAAACAATCAAACTTCAACAGAGGACACATTAATTGTTAACCCTCAAGAAACGATAACAGAGCCAACTGCAAACATTGATAACGATACTGCCGACATCGATATTGATTATAAGACAAAGTTTAGTGAATCAGCAAAAGAAGCACAAAGACTATTTGCTAAAAAAAGAGAGTTAGAAATAGAAGTTGAGCAACTACGCAGTGCATCTAAATCAGTCGAACAAAATGGCACTAGCTATAGTGACAACCCAAATGAGTTAATCCCTGGTTTTGACTCTCTGTCAAAAGAGGAACAAGATAATCTCTTAGCTTATACCGATAGTATTAGAAGAACTACATTAGATGCGATATATAAAGACCCAGCTATTGCAGATTCTAAGAAACGATATAATGAAAGTGTATGGATTGAAACTTTTGAATCTGTTGCAGACGAATACCCTGAACTTAAAAACAATAAAGAAGATTTTAAAGCTAAATATTTTAAAGCAGATAATGCTATGCCCTCAAATATAAAGGACATTACAAGAGATTTGGCAAAAATTTATTTATTTGATAAAGCGTCAGATATAGGTGCTAGAAAAGCAACCGAAGAAGCAAATCGAATTGATATAGAACGAACAAATGGTGGAGATAAAGCTCCAACAGAAGGACGTACTACAGAAGACTGGCAGAAACTGTCAATCTCTAATCCAGTTAAATTTGCACAAGAGTACAAGAAATACAATGATGGTTTGTCGAAATAGTATTATATACTAATTTTACAAAATAAAATAAATGGCTTATACACAAACAATGTTGGCTGCAAACACACCTATTAAGTATTCACTTAAACTGGTTGAATTGCTGTACAACGATACAATATACACAAAAGTTACAAACACAGATTACGAAGGAGAAATTAAAAACGAAGGAGACAGAGTTAGAGTAAGAACTCTTGGTAAAATAACATTAAGTACATATACAAAAGGTATGGCTCTTGCAACACAAGACCTTGCACCTACATTTGAAGACTTGATTGTTGACCAAGCTCAATACTTTAAGTTTGTGGTAGATGATATTGATAAACTACAAAATGATGTAGATACAATCAACAAATATGCTACAACTTCACGAAGAGACATGGCTGAAGTTCTTGATAGAGACCTATTATCATACATGGCAAGAAATGTTGATGGAGACAACGCGCTTGGTGTAGCTTATGCAACAGGTACTGTATCTGTAGCTGTTACAACAGGTGTTGTTACAGGAACAGGTACTACTTTCACTGTACAAATGGTAGGTGGTTACTTCAGAGCAACAGGACACACTAAGTCTTACTTAGTTACATCTTTTACATCTACTACTGTTATAGGTATCGCAGATTTAGGAACTGTAACTGCTAGTACAGGAGCTTATGGTGTTAACTTAGCATTTACAGGAGGTAGTTATTCAGGTGTAGCGATTACAGCAGGAGCAACATTTAATATAAACGCTGCTACAGCACAAGCGCTTACTAACTTAACTATCTACCCAAGATTAGTTGACTTAGGAACAGCACTTGGAGAGAAACTTACACCAGAGGAAGGAAGATTCATAATTGTAAACTCTAAATTTAGAGGTGCATTAAGAAAAGCTCCTGAATTTATTCCAGCAGTAGGTCAAGCTTACAACGATGTTGTACTTGGAGCTAGAATTGGTGAAATCGCAGGATTCCAAGTATACAGTTCAGAACTAGTATTTGGTAACAATACAAATGGTTTCTTCTATATAGCAGGAACTCGTGACTATTGTGCTATGGCACTTCAAATCATGAAGGTATCTATGGTATCTTCAGAAAATGACCCTAACTCATTCGTAACAACTGTAAAAGGTTTGTTAGTATGGGGAAGAAAAGTTTTCGAAGGTAACAGAGGAAGAGGAGCAATCATCAAAGCTACAATTGTGTAGTCAATCTATTCAGTCCCTTTATGGGGGTTGGATTAGGTTTACTAAATAAAAAAAATATGTTATTAACATCAACACAAATATCATCAGCAATAAGAAGAAAAATTCTTGAACAAACGTCAGATTTAGTTACTGACGAAGTATTGTTTTTCAATATGAATCTTGCCTATGATGATATTAAGATAAGAACATTTACTAATGACCAAATAAAAACAGCAACTGTTGCATTTACTGCAGGAGTTGGAACTCTACCAGCAGACTTCGGAACTTTATACGGACCAGGCTTTAAAACAACAACTGACAAGACACCTTTTGAAGAAAAGAGTATTGCAGACTTTAACAGAGATGGAATAACTGAAGCTATGACAATTGAAGGAGGAACTATAAAAGTTAGTCCTGATTCAACTACATCTCTAATCATAAAATACTACCCAACATACGCAGAACTAACAGCGTTACAAAACCCAGAAATAAATAGCTACCTACACGAGTTAATTATTCCAGGTACAATCTATAGAATTTACGAGGACTTACAAGATGAAACTTTAAGTGCTTATTGGAAAAATGTGTTTGACACAGACATTACTACTAAGTCAGGTTACCTTTCAAATTATCAAGAGGATAATTCCGACGGAGGACAAATGTTTAATTACGTTAGAATAATATAATGGCAAAAAAATCATCAAATCTATTACCTAGAAAAACACCATTTAATCAAATATTTAATGATTTGACTAAGGTTATTGACGTTGATGATTCTGCAGGAAGAAGTGTCCCTATAAACATGAACTTTATTGAAACTGGCTATCTTACAAAAGATACAGGCTCATCTATGTTCGGAGCAGTTGAATCTACACTGTGTCATTCTGAATTTAACTACAAGAAAAAAGATGGAACGCAATATCGAATAAGAGGTAATGGTACATTTTTACAAAAATATAATACAGTTACTTCTCTATGGGAAAACTTAAGTTCAGCAACAGCGACAATGACAATAGCAACACCAGCAGTTGTAACATCAGTAGCACACGGACTTAAATCAGGTTCTAAGTTTTCATTTACAACAACAGGGGCATTGCCAACAGGAGTTACAGCAGGTACTCAATACTTTGTTATAGCTACAGGTCTTACAGTAGATGCCTTTCAGTTTTCTGCTACTTTAGCAGGCGCGGCTATAACCTCAACAGGTTCACAGTCAGGAGTACACACAATATCTCGCAGATATACAGCTGATGCAGAGTTTGGATTTTATGTATATGACGATATTCTATATTTCGGAAATGCAGTAGAGAGTTACACATCATGGACAGGTACAGTATTTACAGAGTTTGATACAGCACCTAAAGGCAACATACTTGAAGTGTTTGAAGATAGAATGTTTATAGCAGGAGTAACAGCACAGCCACTTACAATGTATTATTCAGGTGTTGCTACACCTACAGTATTTGCAGGAGCTGATGTAATCAAACCACTTGGAACTGATAGTGTAACAGGACTTAGAAACTATTACGGAACTTTAATGATATTTAAACAAAAGTCTATTTGGAAGATGACATTTATCTATGACCAGCTTTTATCTTTATTTGTGCCTAAGATTGAATTACAATCAGGAAACTATGGAGCATGTGGTAGAAAAGCAGTGTCATGGGTAGAAAATGACTTGTGGTTTTTTACAGGTTCAGAGGTGCGTTCTATAGGATTTAAAGACCAGCAAACTGGTGTGTTTGGAGTTAATAAAACTGTTATATCAGAGCCAATAAAAGAAAC